TATCTTGTTCTTCATATACAACTTTCTTTTTTATGGTTCCATCCTCCTGTTCAATTTCAGTAGGTGTCCCTTTCCACTGAGGTTCTCCTTTAACCTTTTTAATGTGGTGTTTTTTGTATGCAAGTATTACACACTCCTTTGGATTATAAATATATGGTGAACTTGGACTCATCCAAGAACCCCAAGCAGTTGTCTTACTACGATGAGGTGATTGTTCCTCTAAATCAACAATACCGAAGAACCCAAAACCAATCTCTTTCATTATCTGCCACATCTCTGAAACAAAGAAAATTCTACCCCCCTTTTTTTGTCTGTTGATTTCATATGGAATATTTAGAGCAATCCTACCATCATCTTTTAATACACGATACACCTGTAATAACCAATCACGACTGAAAATTTTATAATCCTCAAATTCAACATCATCATCGTGAACATCATAATCAATTCCAACACCATAAGGACAACTAGTTACAACTAAATCCACACTACCTTCGGGTAATGTTTTCATTACCTCAATACAATCCCCATTTATAATTTTTCCTGTTTCTATCATACGTTAAGTTTAGTAATTTTTCCAAAGAGTTTCAACCTTTGTTTTCTTTTTGAATGCTCCGTCTACGGTTTTTACTTCAAAACTTATTTTTTCAAAACCATTTTCAGTTAATCTGTCGTACATTTCACAATCATAACCACTGATTAATATTTTAGACTTTGATTTAATAACAACATCTAAAAACTTTTCGTGTTGCTCATCAATCATATCAACATTATATCTTGTATCTGTTCTTGTTGAATGAACGTATGGTGGGTCACAATAAATGAATATGTTTTCTTGATTGTATTTTTCTATTAGTCCAATACCATCTCTATTAAGAATAATAACCTTTGATAGTCTTTGGTGGAGTTCGGGTAGTCTGTCTATTGCCGATAAGAAATCAGATGTAGACTTACTCATTTTTCTTCTAACAATGGTGTTGAGGGTAATCCCACCAATCCCATTTCTTGATGTTCTGTTCACATAAAAGAAATAAAATGCTCTATCAACAATTGATTGTTCTTCTTTTAGTTTTTCTTTAAATTCTTTTCTTAAATCCTCAGAGAAGTGAACCAAATCACACTTGAACTTGAATTCTTCAAATAATTCTTTATCTGACAATACTTTATACAACGAATAAACGTTTTGTTCTAAATCGTTATATATTTCAACTTCGGTTTCTGGTTTTTTTAACCCTATTGAAAATGAACCACCAAAAGGTTCAATGTATGTGTTAAACGTTCCTTGTTCAGGAAAATACTTGATGATATTATTAAACATTGTTCCTTTTCCTCCAAAATACTTTATTGGTGTGTTCATAAAAATTAATGTTGTGTTTCTTTTTGTTTTGAATACTGTGTTTCTAAAAATTTATACAGATTTAAAAATTCAGGTAACTTACCGTTTTTTTCCATATAATACGTTCTCATTTTGGAGGAATTTAAACCATATCTTACATCATGACCTAATCTATCTTCAACGTGTTTAATTTTGACTTCTTTTTCTAAAATATTTGATATTTTTTTGACAATGTCAATGTTTGAGACTCTAAACCCAGTCCCAATATTATATACTGTGTTTTTAACATTATCATCAAACATCAAATCACAAATAACTCTAACATTGTCATATACGTACATCCATTCTCTGACTTGTTTACCGTCACCATATACAGGGATTTCAATATCATTTTCAATAGACTTAGCAATTTTTGGTAAAAACTTTTCTTCATATTGATGTTCTCCGAAATTATTACAAGTTCTTGTAATTAAATAGGGTAAACCATATGTTCTATTTGCAGATAAAACTAATAAATCAGAGGATGCCTTTGTTGCTGAGTAGTAAGAACTTGTTTTGATGCTTTCATTTTCATCAGCAACATGATTTATTGAAAAATGTTCATCCATGTCTCCGTACACCTCATCGGTAGATATATGTATAAATTTTTTAATATTTTTATTTTTTCTTGATACTTCAAGTAAATTAAAAGTTCCTTCAACATTTGATTTTATAAAAGGTAACCCATTTTTAATGGAATTATCTACATGAGACTCCGCAGCAAAATGAACAATATAATCGTATTCACCTAAATCATCTTCCGTGATATCACATATATCTTTATGTAAAAATAATACATTATGTTTCAAATTTTTTTGATTTCCGGCATATGTGAGTTTATCAACACAAAGTATCTCACATTCATAATTTTCCATTACATGATTTATAAAAGCGGATCCTATAAATCCTAAACCTCCTGTTACTACAATTTTCATTTATTATTTTTTAAATTATTTATGTGGTGAGTTAAATACCACAAGGCTTTTTCAAGGTCCTCTAACTCTTTATCTTTATTTTTTTTTCCTGCTCTTGAGATGTACTTTACAGTATTACCAAGTGAAAACCCTAAATTCCAAGCATCAATAACCTTGATGGCTTCGTATGGGTTTGTTTCTCCCCCATAATGATTGGGGTGATTTACCATTTCATTTTTTTCCATAATTAAGAAATTGTTTCTTCGTTTTTGAATTCTGTTTGTTTTTTGAAATTAATATAAGAAATTAATTTCCTTTTGAAAATAGGGAGTAGGGTTTCATCTATCGGAAATTCCCCTTTACTAATCATCTCAAACACTGGTAAACTTTTTTTACCTTTGTTCCAATTTGAGTTTTGATTAATGAGTTTAGTTATTGTTGTATTTTTTTCACCAGAATAAATAAGATTAACTAATGTTTTACTTTCGGGTGAGTTTTTACTTGCTGGTTTAACGGAAAATTCCCAAACATAACAAAGATTACTCTTATCTAAAAAAAAGAAATATCCAATGTCTGATGATATTTCCTTCGCCCTTTTATTTGGCTTCATAGTTACACTATCATAAACTATTGTCCACACTGACTTTGCAATATTGAAGTATTCATACATTCTTGGTGCTGAATATGTTAGAATTTTTGCAAACTCCTGATACTCCTCATTTGTCATTTCGGGAACGTCTCTGATTTTTAAATCCTTAACTAATAATTCATCATCTACGGATGAGAATTTCTTATCTGTGTATATGATTTTCTTATCTTTAATTAAGGTTTGGACGTTTGCCAAATGAAGTGATAATTCAATGAAACCAGGATAAAGTTCCATCTTATCTAACTTATCTCCCATTTTTTGAAAGTATGAAAGTAATTTGTATTCCTTGTGTTCTCTATCAATTGGTTTTTCGAACATCCAATCGGTGTTCATCAAAAATTCTATTTTCTTTTTTCTTGCCATCTGACATAATAATAACCAATTTGTCTTTTTCTGTAAAGATTAATCAATCCTCATTACAATGTAATAATTGTCATTAATTATTGTTTCATCATATGAACCATCATATCCATTAAGAGCATTTCCATAATCGTCATCACTAATTAATGCATCTAATAACTTATCTTTATCTATATAATCAAAATATTCTAAACCTAACTCATCTAAAAACTCATCTGGGTTTCTTCTAATATCATAAAGTCTATCATCAATCAAATCTTCAATTTCATCTTCATTATACTCACCATCTGGATCATCTTTGATACTTTCTATTTCGTATTCAATATCACTTATTCTACTTTCACGTTCATCTTTGTGTTCTTGTGTATCTTCATCTTCATATATTTGGTGTGGTGAAACAACTTGTCCATCTTTATATAATACCCAACTACTTCTTCCTGGATCTGAACTTGTATTTCTATATTGGAATCTATTACCTTCATCATCTTCAAAATCAAACACATCACCTTCCTCTCTTGTTGGTTCAGAAATTGGAGCTCTTATTCCTTCATTCTCATAAACCCACTTCTCCATTTCAAGTAACCATATTTCTTCTTCTTGATCTGAACTTAAATTTCTTGTAACACCGTAATTACTTGGATCTTCTTCATACCACCCTCTTATCATATCTTCGAACTCGTCAGCAATACTATCACCATCCAAATGACGAGAAGCGTAATCTCTATTAATGTAGTGTTCAGGACTATCAACCCACTCTTGGAAGTAATCTCTCATTGAATCGTCCGCTTCATATTCTGTTCCAACAGCTATTTCAAAATCTTGACTTAAAGATATGAATCTATGTAAAGAATAGTGACTACCTTCTGGATATAAATCATAAACATCCGCAGTGTTTTTCAACTCATCAAGTCTTTCTTCGAGTTCGTCATATTCATCACTCATTTCATCACGTAAATCCTCATCTTCTTCTGCTTCCATTCTATCGTTGAGTTCTTCCATTCTTCTTTCTAACTCTTGATATTCTTCTTCCTCTTCTTCTGTTCTTGCCTTTAATAACCCTAGTTCTACCGCATAATTAAATGCCGCATTTGCCATTTCACCTTCTTCATCTGTATTACTTAAATCCCACTCTTTGTCTTCTCTTCTTTGTTCGTTTTCTGCAATTCTTTTTTGTTGTCTGATTTGTAATTCTCTTTGATATAAAGGTGTGTCCCAATATGTAAATCTTCCTGTGTAATTTAAATTTTTAATATCTCTAATACTTGTTCCTTGAATATTTACATTACCCTCAATTTTGATATCTCCTAAACTAGTAACTTTTTTATTTCCACTTATGTCTAAACTACCTTTTATGATTAATTTTTTTCCTCTGAATTTAGGTAGGTGTGGTATGGCGTGTGCCATATTTCCAACTTGTTTTAAAAGGGTATAATACTCATCAGGTGTAATATAAACTTCTTCGACACCTTCTTCTTCATTTATAATGTTATTAACCAATCTTTTAAACTGATCCTCTGAAACTACAATTTTTTTCATACTCATTTAATAAATATCAAAAGATTTACAAATATAGTTTTGTTGTGATATTTATATAAATAAAATAAACAACAAAAACAAAAGCTATGGGTTGTGGTTGTAAAAATAAAGGAAATCAACAAACAAATGCTCCTCAACAGGCTGCGAGACCTCAACAGGAAGCAGTTAAAAATCAATCTGTTCAAGAATCAGTAAAAAAGATTGTTGAGAAGTATTATAATAAAAAGTAATTTCCTTTGGCCAAAGAAAAATTAAAGGTGGAATTTTCCACCTTTTTTTGTATTTATAAGATATGGCAAATTTAACTAATTACATAGAGTGGTTTAAAGGAGATAGAGATGACTATAATAAAGTCATGCGAGTATTTAATAATCCAAAGAATTTTCTACAACTTATAATCAAAAAAGGATTACAAGATGAAGTTGATATTTACGAAATTCCTCCATCTGCGTTTGAAGAAGACGAAACTTTATTGGACTACCTTCATCAAAACGGTTTTTTAGAAGATATAAATGTCAGACATTTGGCTGATGAGTTACAAAATAGATTTATGTTATGGTGGTTAAATAAAGACCCAAAATCTTGTCTTAAATACGTCTGTGATAATCTACTTACTGATGTTTTTGAAAGGGGTGATGGTTATTGGTTACGTTTAGATGGAAGAGATGAACTTGCAAAATTTTTTAAAGATTATAGAAGAGAAACAAGTCCCAATGATGTAGCAAGAAGAGTACTTGAAGATTCGGATTTTTATGATACATTTTATGACTCAACTGATGATGTATATAGAGATGTGATTGAGGAACTTGATGATACTAATTTACAACATCTTGCTAAATACATTATGGACTCTATTGGTAACCAAGATTTAAGTATTGAGGAGTATGGTTCTGACTTTTTCCATGAATTAATGAGTGAACAAGGAAGGGAGGACTTTTTTCAAATTAGAAACGAAGATGTATATAATTTGATTAAAGATGAGGAAGCGATGAATGAATTACTAAAAGGTGATTTATCTGACTTGAAGGGTGAGTTGTATAGTATCCATAATAATGCTTATAACGGTGCTTATGGTGATGAATGTTATAATATGGTAATGGATGGTTTACAAGAATTTTTCTCATCTAAAATATCAGAAGAACAAACTAAAGTCCGTGATAGAACAATGTATATTCCTTATATTAGAATAAAGGATTTTCCTTACGATGTAAAAGTTTATTTAGAAAATAATTTAGGTTCAAATTGGACACTTGATTATTTTGGTTCATTTACTGGTATTATGGATGCTTTATTTGATGATGAGGTTTTTGAAAAAATTAGTTTTAGAATACCTGATTACCCTGACTATGAATTAGTTCAAAATCAAATAAACGAGATATTCACTCATTACATCTAACAACTATTTAGTTATTGAAATAAAAATCATATCAATTGTTAAAAATAATTTGATATGAGAAAATTAGATGTTAATACAAGAAGGGGCGTTGTAAATTTATTTGCCGACTTCATTTTATCAAAGATTGGTAAGAAAGAAAATTCAATTATCCAAGTTACAGACTTCGAAAAGTTTTTTGTGATAAGGGGAATCACAACAAGTAAGGAAATTTTGGATACTCAAGTAATTAAGTTCGAATTTTGTGAAAAATTTAAAAAAGAAATAGAACTATCTGAAATATCTTACATGAATATTATCGACATTATTGATTATAATAAATCATTAAAAAATGATGATACTGTTCAATTTGAAATCAATAAAGACATTTATAAAGATGTTATTAGTAATACATTAGATGTATCAATATCCTCTGAGTTTCCTTACGGTTATAGTTTAGAGTATGACCGATTAAAATACTATTACTCACATTATATTTTCAATCATATGTATTCTCTTTTAGGTGTAGATAATGTTTCTTTTACATATAGTACAGAAAAAAATGAAGAAGACGAATTTATGATTGATGTTAATTGTGACTCAAGGTTTGAAAAGGAAAAAATACTATCTTTGATATTAGATGTTTTTGATTTTGATTTAGAGTCTTTTAGGGAAAAAATACATGGTTATAATTTAATTGATGATATAACACATCAAGATAAAATCAAACCTTATTTAGTACAAGATTTATTAGAACACGTAATTATTATTTAAAATAAAACCCCATTTTTAAATGGGGTTTTTTGTGTTGTCATAAAATTCTTTTATTATACTTACACCTTCTTCTAACTCATCAAAGTCTCTTTCGGGTGCATATAATTGGGTATCTGGAGATTCACTTTCAGGATTTTCTATTGTCATAAATGCCGGTACATAATCATTACCAGTAATTTCAGAAAAAATTTGATATTCTTGTTCGTACTCGTGTATATCTCTTTCGAAAAACTCTATATTCTCATTAACTAACATATCTTTTAGTTCCTGACAATATGGACAGGTTTTCATAGTGAACAAAACAACAATCTTATCCATTTATCAATTCTTTTAACATATCATTTATTTGGGTTTCTGATAAAACCCCAACTCTAGTGTCAACAATTTCTCTACTATTAAAAACTTTAATTGTTGGGATGCTTTTTATACCCATTGACATAGCAATTTCTCTATTCATGTCAACATTCATTGTGTACATCTCAACCTCAGATTTATTCTCGTTGGCAACCTTTTCAAATTTTGGTTTCATCATCTTACATGGACCACACCATTCAGCCCAGAATTCAACGATGATACGTTTACCATCGTTTATTTTTTCTTGCAATTCAATACTACTGATTTCCATTTATTCCTATCATTATTTTTTTTAATTGATCATCTAACGCATAAGTACTTGAATAATAATTAGACCTCATACCTCTGTTATTTAGTTTGTCATGATATCCAGTGTCATAAGCTCCGTTGATTGTATACCTCTCAATACTTTCAATTTCATTTATTTTATCTTTTAACTCACCAATAAATGTTTTCACATTTTCTTCAATAGTTTCAGTATCTCTATTTTCTAACCATTTATTCAACTCTTGTTTAAATGTTTTCATGATTAATATTAGTTTATTTTAATTTAAAATTAATAGTTCTATCCTAATTTAATTAAATTTTTTACCAAAAAATTGACTTCATCTAACTTATCAACCTCGTAATAAATTTTTAATTGATAACTAGCTTCCATAGTATTCTCTTTTGACAGATATAAATAAATATTAGACCTGTGTCTAAATATTCCTTCCATATGAATTAAAGTCCCATTATTTTCAATACTGTCCAAATATTCAACATCATAATTTTTTGTCATTAAAAAATCGGGACTGATTGAAGTATAACTACTAACTTTCAATTCACAAAAAACTTTATCAAATTTTTTTGATAAATTTTTCTTAAATAAATCATCTATTTTGAAAACTTTTGACATATGTAAAAGGGGGTATTTCACCCCCATGTTTGTTAAATTACTGTTTCGGCCAATTCCCAAAGTTTAGTGTTGATTGTGTTTTGAGCAATGATGTTATCAATTTTTCTCATTTTGGTGTTTTTACCTCGTGAGTTGTTAACACTAACTCCACCTCGAATAAACTTTTCTTGTACTGTATTGAAAACTTGCCACAAAGAATTACCCTCATCTTCAACTCTGTTTGGTTGTAACAATCCAAGAACTTCCATGTCATTGAATGTCTTTTCAGCATTAAATCTGATTTTTGCGGATTGTTGTACAAATCGGATTTTTTCATCATCTGAAAGTTCACGAGACATCATTCTCCCAACGGATTGACTAATCATAGGTAATTTTTTAGAGAAGGATTCTGCTAAACCTTTTACCTCGTCAAACGTAAAGTGATTGTGTCTCATTGTAAATCTGTCAGCCACAGATGTAGGTACGGTAAGACCGTTTGAACAAACTAATCTGAAGAGTCCTGCACTTAAAGAAAATGCCGCTGTTCCATTGTGAGAGTTTCGGATGATTGCTTCTACAACAGTATCACCAACTTTAGGTAATTCACCGTTACGAAATTTAATTTCATGAAGAGAATGAACACCACGTCCTGTTTGTTTAACAGAAGAAACCTGCCAACCTTCACGGTCAAAAAATTCCAACACTTGTTCTGTTGGTACAAATGAGTACTTATCTGTCATTTTAGGAGACGGACTTGTTGCGAAAACTGAAGGAGCTACGGACTTGATAATTTCTGGTGTGTAAATCATATGTTTTATGTTTTTTGATTAGAATACAAAGTTATAACTTTTTTTCTAAAAAACAAATTTAATTCAAAATTATTTCACCAAATTTTGTTTTTTGTATGATTCTATCCATCTCAGACTTTTTCTCATTTTTGATTTGTGGTATTTTTAACTCCACCACTATTTCTACAATTTGATTTCTTGTTAAAACAAAATCATTACCTTCAGAAAAATTCTTTTCAGATTTTTCTCTTAGTTTTTCATAGAATTCTTGTTTTTGGACATCCCCAATTAAACTTATTAAATCGTTAGGATTGTTTTCAAAAAAACTAATCAAGTTTGAAATATAAATTTCTATGTCTACGTTTTTCATTTTATGTATATTACTTACTACTCACAACGTCTTTTACTTCTCAATTCTTCAGGGAAATCAACAATAAAGAAATCCTCTGTTGGTGTCATATATTGGTATAATTCTCTTGGTAAATTTTCAACGTCCACACTAGAACCCAATACCGATAGGAAAGTTAAGCAATATAATTTAGATAATGACTTTGGTAACGTAGTTAATTCTTTATTATCTGTTAAATTTATAAAACTTAATAAACTACACTCTCCAATAGATTCAGGTAAACTTTTAATAACATTATCAGCAACCAATGTTTTTAACCCTTTGAATCTTGCAATATTAGATGGGATATCAAAAGGTTCTACTTTTTCTGATTTATTTTCTAAATTTATAAATCTGGTGTCTTCCGGTAATATTTCAAATAAACTATCTAAACCAAACATCATTGCATATTTTGCGTGTGCATCATTTGGGAAAGTAATTGGTAGATAATCCATATCCAAATCCTTTTTAGCTATTTGTTCTGCGTATTTTTTCATAAGTGAATTATGGTATGGTGCCATTTCTCTACTCATAATTAAAGTTACATCCGCTTCACTCAAATTTTCAATCGGTGTCAACAATAATGCCTTTCTTTTTTTAGATAGATAGTAACCCTTACTTTCTTCATCAGAATCTTTTAACATTTGACCGTTAAGTTTACCATCTAACCCTATATATTTGTGTCTTAAATATGGTGTGAAATTTCTATAAATTTCTTCACCATTTCTAGTTGTAGTTAAATCGGGACTTCTTAGTTCTAACCATAGTTCCGCATTTTCCTCTGAACCTAATTCTTTAATCGCATCTGACTCTATATTCTTTCTTTCAAAAGTCATCATCATTTGTTGTTGTTCTGATGAATACGGATTTGGTTTGAAATATTGTTCTTTTCCTATCAGATTAGGTACTTTACTTGTTACTTCACTCCAAGGTATAACCGTTGACCCAGCATATCTTCCTGAGTTTGTTCCATCCGCTAATCTGAATCTTACTTTACTACCGTAATCATAGTCAGTCAAAATTACTACTGCGTAATTCACATCACTTTCTTTCATGTTTTTATTAATAACATAATAAAGTGTTAAATTTTGTCTTAATCTATAATTGTAGTAATAATTAGATGAACCTTCCCAAGACGTACACCATCTTCTATCTGGTGCAAATTTCTTACGAATGTTGATACATTTATGTTTTTGGTCAGGAGCAAATATAAGCACATCATCGTCTTCATAAGCAATATCAACATCACTTGTATCTACTTCTGGTAACTTATATTCATCCTTAATTGGTAACGCATCAACAACGTGTTCAAACTCTTGGAAATTCATCATTCCCGCAGGTTTTGTATTAATTGGTACTAATGGGTAATTTGCTATATACCTTTCAACTCTTGTAACTATTTGTTCAATGTTTTCGTCGGAATTTTCTTTTGCTAATTTAGCAGTCAATTTGTCTTTCAACACATTTTCAAAATCTCTTCTTATCAGAGCGTTAAGTTCCATAGAAGTCATGGACAAAACATCTTTGTCATATCTTCTTTTGTCCAAAGCCTTCAATTCAAAAAATTTCTTCAAATTTAATTTAACCAAATTTTTATCAGAACCTTTATTTTTCTTAATAAAATTTTGGTACACTTCATTGAACGTTTTCTTTGCTTTCTGAGCGTCTAATTTGGTTGTTACAAAACTTTTTAGTTTTTCATAATCATAAGTGAAAATATCCCTTTCATTACCTGGTAATGAGTCTTTGAATTTTTCAAAATCTTGTATGATTTGTGTTATCTCTTCCGCTGAGTCTTGGGTGTCTCCTGAGAATTTACCTATCAATTTTTTAACTGTTGATTCTGGATATTCTAATAAGATGTGTCCTCTTTTTTGTTTTGTTTCTTTTACTATTTTAGATAGAATATTTACTAACTCCATTTCCGTATTTTTATAAATAAATATCTCTTGGGGTTAAAAACTTATGAATTAGTAATTCATTATCAAAAGTTCTTCACCCATGTTCTGTTTTGTACCTTTTTTTGCTGCTGCGGCTTTTGCGAATTCCTTTCTCTCCCATCTATATTTATCTTCAGGAAACCATTCGTGAAGTAACTCAAAATCATAATATGATAGACTAAAATTACCTTTAACACCATGTAGAACATTTGCAAGTCTTTCGTGGTCTTGTCTATCAAAATCATGATTAGAATAGTAGTTTTCGGTTTTCCAATATGGGGGATCTAAATAAATGTATGTGGATTCTGAGTCGTACTTGTTAATTACGTCCGCAAAATCCATATTTTCGACATCTGTAATTTTCATGAAATGTTCAATCCAATCGGGTTTGGACAGTTTGTCCCTAAACGTAAGGTACTTTGATTTATATTTACCTTTTAAATCAATGAATGTACTTGTTTCTGGTTTTGACCCACTAAATACCTGTGTTAGAATGTACACATATTTTGCCGCAACCTCATAATCATAAGCGTCTACACTGAAACCCTCATTAAATATTTCAGCTTGAAACCTTAAAAACTGTTCTTTGTATATTGATGGTGTGTTTTCGACACCCTGTTTTTGACAATCGATAGAATTAATTGCTTTTAATAATTCTGTTGGGTTCTGAACACATTTGAATAAATTGTAATTCAACGGGTTAAAGTCATTATAAACAACTTTTTTGAGATTTGGGTATTCTTTCAGGTTCATGTTGAAGAAACACCAATACATACCTCCAAATGTCTCAAGATATGTTTCCATATCCTTCGGGTAGTATGGAACTATCCATTTACCAATTTTAGATTTTCCTCCAATGTAAGATAACATTCTTTTTTTTTATAAAATATAATTTATTTATGTTGATAAATCAATTCACTTGTAATAACTAAATTGATATAATTATTATATATGGAACAGTTAGAACAAAAGAAAGAAGCAACTCAAGTTACTGGTTGTAGACAGTGTAATAAAGGACAGGAAAAACTTCAAACATTTTTAGTTGTTTTGGGTACAATTATGTTTTTTTTAGCAATATATGGAGCAGTTAGATTAGTTCAAGATATTTTCTAATCTCTATTATACTTTATATATTGATTTATAAGTAAGTCCCCAATTACATTACTATACTTGAAACCTTTCCCTTTAACTCTAAGGGGTCTTGATGTATCAAAATTCTTTGGGAAATTAACAGATAATTCCCCATTTGGGTGTGGTACACTAAAACTTTCTTTACTCAAATCTTCCAACGTGAAAAATTTATTATAAAGAAGGTGTTCCCCCATTTTACCAAATCCTTGAGTGGATTTTAATTCTATTTTCATAGACAAATCACCATATTCCCCATTGTGAAAGTCTCCCATTGATTGTAACCTAACAATTTGACCATCTTCTACCCCATGAGGTATTCTTATTTCTAACGTTTTGAAGTCCTCTTTAGTTGATGCTCCATTACAAGTATGACAAGGATCTAATATTATTTCTCCCGAACCACCACACTGTTGACAAGTCATTGCCACAGTTTGTACAAACATACCACTTCCTATTGTTTGTATTATTTGACCGTGTCCACCACATTGTTTACATACATTTTTTCTACCGCCAGTACCATTACAAGTGTCACACTTTTCTTTTCTTTTATATGTTAATTTTACTTTATTGTTCAAATATGAATCAACAATATCGACTTCAAACCTTATGACTTTGTTTGGTCTTTGATTCCTCCCAAATTGATTACCAAACATACTGAACATATCATTAAAATTTGCAAACCTTGCATCTCCGAATGGATTTTTCCTTTCCATGTCGTATTGTCTTCTTTTGCTCTCATCACCTATGGCATCGTAGGCTACGGATATTTTTTTAAACGTGTCTTCATCTCCTCCTTTATCTGGATGATACTCTTTTGCTAATTTTCTATAAGCTTTCTTAATGTCCTCTTGAGATGCGTCCTCTGTAACGCCTAAAACACTATAATAATCTTCAGTATTCATTTAATAACCGTTTTATTTATTATTGGTAGTATAGTAAAAAAATTATGAATTATCTAATCGTTCTATTTAAAAATAAAAAAAGAAAAAAGATTCTAAACAAATTTGTAACTTTAGATAAAGCAAAATCTTTTTTTGAAAAAAACCAAAACGAGAATTTATCAATAACTTTTGATGTAAAAGTTGAAAACGGTAAAATCTGTGACTACGAATTAGGTTTATTAGAAAAAAACTCTCTGGATTTCCAACCTTTTTTTATAAAAGATGATTTAGGAAGACAACTTCAGGTAAATTTGGAGGATTCAGAATATAAAATAATTAAACTTATTAAATACAGAAAAGAAGAATTAATTTACCATTACAAATCAAAAAATAAAATAACTTTTGAATTTTTTGTAAACAAGTTTCTTCGCGGTAATGGACTCAAATTAATATCTAAAATTAATAATAAAATTATAGTACAAAATGATAATGAAGTTGAAGTGTTTTCTCTAAAAACTTGTGAGGATTGTGAGAGATTTTCAACCATATTACAAGAGTTTTTGTTTGATAAAAAAAGGATAGATTGTTTGATTGTTAATGATGTGTCAAAAACTCAAAAAAAATATTTATACGATTTGTTAGAAGAAAAAGGTATAGAAAAGTCTTTTTTATACAGAACCTCTACCACTTATTTTAAGAAATAATCTCTTGAATATATTCTTTTTTGGTTCTTCAACAACCTCCTCTATTGTTTTCTCTTCTGTCTCATATATTTTTTCATTTATAAAGACAACTTCAGATCCTGAGATATCTATCTTGAACCTCATTTTACCCCTATCAATCTCTCTAAAATTTTTTTGTACCATTCCGAAGTCTTCTTGTGACAACTCAAAAAGAATAATGTTTTTACCGTCAGGAAATAATTCTTGTGCTCCCTCTGTTAATAATACTAATTTATTCAAGATATCATCAATATTTTTTTCATCTTTTGCCATAGCGTTAATTTTTTTTGTTTTTTTGGTAGGATATCCTCTTTCTTCAATTTTTTTATACTGTTGATGAATTCCTCCTTTTCTAAATCAACTTCTAATGAATCTTTTTTTATTTCATTTTTTAACCAATCAATCTGGGTTTCCAACTTTGTCTGTTTCTTCTTCATTGTCTTCTAAATCTAATTTATCTGTTAATAACTCAAATTTTAAACTTTGTAATTCGTCCAACTTTTGTTTTTCAAAAATGTTTTTAAGTTCATTTATTTTCTGTTGGAATAGTCTGTCTTTTGCTTCCCTTTCTTTGTTATAAGAAATAATACTTTTTATATTCGATATTAGTTTTTCAACGTTAACTTCTTTGAATTCGGTAACAAAAGTAAACGACCTATTATTAGTTGTTGACGATTCGTTCTCCATTACGCTTTTTTCGTCAACATATTTTTTTGGTAATTTCCATGTATTTGGGAATTCTACGTCAAAAGTTAGATAATTTTTTAATTTTCTAACAGACTGTAAGTATGGAAATAATATATTAAATTCAGTAAATAAACTCATTATTAATTTTGTATTATATATGTTATTATGTAAGAAACTAAACAACCATAAAAAATAAGTTCCCTACTATCAAACAATATTGGTTTTGGATTTGTCTGTAGTAGGGAAAATATAAATCTTGTTACAATTCGAGCGACAGACAATATCGAAAATATAAAAATAAACAAATATATTGTCCCTAAACTATTCATATTATGCCTTTTTGGATTCCAATATTTCCCCTCTTAATTGTTGTAATAAAGATTTTAATTCTTGAGCAGATTTCCTTGCTCTTGTACCAGCACTTTTATTTCCACTGTAAAATTTTGTTGTATCAACACTTAATTGTTCGGTTAATACTTTAATTTTTTCTAATGTTTCCATTTTATTTTAAATGATATGTTTATTTGACAAAAAAATACCAATAAGATATGTGTTGTAAATATTAAACGGACAAATTATCGTCTAACGACTTGTAAATACTTAACATAATGTCCAAATCTGATTTCGTGAAGTTTCTCTCAATGTTAAAGATGTCATTAAAAAAATCACCTATTGAGTTTTTTATTTTTTTGTCTTGTTGTGAATAATAAATGTCCATAAAGAATGTATTAAAGTACACATAATGGTCTCCTTCTTCACTAAATGTTAATCCTTCTTTTTTAAAATTATCTATTGTTTTTTTCCAACACCAGTCAAAATGATTTTTTATATCTTCTTCTGACATACTAACTTTGGTTTCAGAATCATCATTATCACCCAAAAAAGTTTTTCTTATTAAATCAAAAAGGGAATAGGAAAAGTCATAATATAATTCCATTTTTTCAGGTATTATATTATTAATTCTAAACCATATGTCAATTTCTTCTTTATTCACAGGTTTAGTAATGTAATTAATAAAATTATCCATAGACAACATCTATGGATAATTATAATTCATTTTATGGTTATGTAAATTATTGAGTATTTTTTCGATACCCTATTAAGTCTTTCATTCTCTCGAATTCTTCGTTAAGATATTTTGTTTTCTTATCTTCGGTAGATTCAAGTTTCATCATAATCTTACTTGCTTTATCCGTTTCATTACCTGATTTATCTGAAACCACTGGTTGTACGGATTTATTATAAGCCTTCCTTTTTAGTTTACCAAGTAAATTATCTTTTCTTA